TTCACCTGGCTTGGAAAGCAGGCCAGGATTTCGCTTGGGACTTATCCGGAGATCGGCTTGAAGGAAGCGCGTGCGCGGAGGGATGAGGCGCGCGAAGAGGTTGCGCAAGGTAAGGACCCGCGCGAATCGAGGAGGGAGAAGAAGATTGAGCGCCTGGGCGCCCAAGAAAGGACATTCCGCCGCGTCTATGAAGAGTGGCTTGAATTCAGGAAGGGAGGCCTGACCGAGTCGACGGTCAAGGTTATTTCAAACGCAATGGAGCTGGATGTACTTCCGGCATTTGGCCCGCGCCAGATCGACAGCATCAGGCGCGCCGACGTGATTACGCTGATCCGCCGCATAGAGCGGCGCGGCTCGATCACTACCGCCGTTAAGACTCGGCAGTGGACGGGCCAGGTCTTCCGCTATGCGGTTGCGATCGGAATGATTGAGGTAAACCCCACGGCGGAAATGCACGCTGTGACAGAGAAGATGGCGCCGCACAAGAACCGACCGTTCCTGACCTTCGACGAGATGCCGAGCATCATCAAGGCTATTGAGGAGAGCCAGTCAGGCCTACAGCTGCAGTGCGCCACCAAGCTGCTCATCCTTACAGCCTGCCGCCCGGCAGAGGTGCGCAAGGCCGAGTGGTCGGAGATCGACCTAGAAACCGCGACCTGGTCCATCCCGGCCGCCAAGATGAAGATGCGCCGCGACCACGTGGTGCCACTATCGCGCCAAGCGGTCGAGATTCTGCGCTTGATGCTTCCGATATCCGGGAACCTGAAGTACGTTTTCCCGAACCGGACGGACGCCGTTCGGCCGATCGGCATCAACTACGCGGTGAACCTGATGGATCGGTGTGGCTATACCGGCCGCCAGTCGCCGCACGGGTTCCGGCACTTGTTCTCGACCGAGATGAACAGCCGCGGCTACAACAAGGACTGGATCGAGCGCCAGCTTGCCCATGCCGACAGCAGTACAATCCGCGACGTGTACAACCACGCCACCTATATAGAGCAGCGCCGCGGGATGATGCAGGAATGGGCTGACATGGTATTGCCGGATCGTCATTGACGAGTCTAGCGGCGGTCATGGTCCCGGATACTGTGGGTCACCACCCCCCAAACCTCGAACTGGTCACCCTCCATGATGTACCTGGACGGGAACTTGGGGTTGTCCGGCACCAGCACCACCTGGCGGTCACGGATCATCATCCGCTTGCAGGTGGCATCTCCGTTCAGCGCGGCGATGATGATGCTGCCAGACTTGGGCTCAGCCAGGCGATCGACTATCAGCAGGTCACCGGTATAGATGCCGGCGTCCTGCATGCTGTCGCCCTCCACCTTGACCAAGTAGACGTTGGGCGCGCGCAGCTTGAGCAAATCGTCGATGGAGACCTGCAGGTGGTCAGTTTCTGAGGGCATGGTTGAAGGCATGGTGGCTGGCCTATAACTGGATATAGATACAGTATCTTATGGGCCAACCCATTCAGGCAACAGCCGGTCAGCGGCAGGATTCAACAGCGGCCTCCAGCTCCTTCTCGTAACCGATCCGCTGCCGGCGCTCGGCCAGCAGCGCCCTCACCTTCACTTCCAGGCTGTCGGTCTTTCGCAGGCCGGCAGCTGCCCAAGGCGGAACAGCTACCTCCGGCGCCCGGCACGGCACCTGCACTGGCACCTCGACGCGCACGTACTGGACCTCTGGCGCGACCTTCCCTGCGCAGCCGGCAATCAGAGCGATGCCTGCGAGCACCCCCACCCCGCGCAGGATTCGACCTGCAGCACCTGCACCGCCTGCACCGCCTGCACTTTTGTGCAAGACCTGCACTTGTTCGATGCTCCTGCAGGGTCCACCTTGGTGACCACCCTCAATCCCAGAAGTCATGCGGGTTTCAGTGGTAATTTCGCCTGCTTGGTGGCCGGGCAGGCCCACCCCTAAATCGGTCATAGCCCTAGCTCCTGATCGATGATCGAGGTGGCGGCCGCGCATAGGTCGCCACCGGTTCGCTCCTGCTGCAGGCGGTTTGCCGCTGCGTAATCGTCCTTGGCGCTGGCCCTGGCCTCACTCACCGCCTGCTCTGCCCTGGCCTGGCGCTCATTCGCCGCCAGGGTCAGGTCGCCCAGGGCCTTGGCCTGCTCCTGCGCCAGGCCGGCGAGGTTGTCACGGGCGGCCTTGCAGTTGGTTGCCTGGTCCTGCTCCGCATCTAGCAGCGGCCGGAAGTGGTTTGTGGTTGCCCAGATACCGACGGCCATGCCGAGCAGAACCAGCAGGCCGGCGCCGGCGAGGCGAAGCAGCCAGGCTTTCATGCCGTCTCCAGGAACAGGTCCCGCTCAGCGGCCCGCCGGCGGACCAGCCCGGACAGCACCTGCCCGCCGGCCTTGTTCCAGCGCGAGAACTGCTCGGCAGCAGCTGCGTAATTACCTGCATTGAGCAGACGGCGGAGCGTGGACGATTCAAGATTGGCCGCGCCCAGGTTGTAGGTGAAGCTCATCAGGGCATCCCACTGGTTTTGGTTCATTGGGGCCGTGACCAGGCGCTGCACTTCTGGCTCGAAGCGCTGTACGTCGTTCAGCAGCATGCGTTCGGCCTGTTCCTTGGTGATCGTCATCCCCGGTTTCACGCCCCGGGTGGTGCCATAGCCGATGGTCCAGACGCCGACCGAATCCTGATAGGCCTGCAGGCGCAGGCCCTCGAATGACTTGATGAGGCTCAAGCCACGTTGCGATGTGCGCATGGGTTTTCTCCAGGCGAAAAAAAGCCCGCGCTGGGCGGGCACGCTTATAGATTTAAACTATCTATTCTGAGCTCATGTTTCTGATGAGAAAGTACGAATTAGAAAACTCTTGACTTACACCCTCACGGGAGCTCCTATCAATAAATGAAATACTACGATTCTCTTCTGTACATATCATCTTCATAAATAGTTCGTGATGACTAGCTGAAATAGAACCATCGGAAAACATTTTATATAATCTAGAAACAAGCAGATCACATTCTTTTTTGATTTGGTCTGGTGAGTCTAGCCTGCGAACCAGTTCTATAGATTCAAAAATCGATGAATAAACATTCATAATATTCACTTCTTCGACTGAATGTTTTTTACGTGATCTTCGTATTTACTATCTACTGAACACATATCAATTTTAACTATTTTTGAAACAAGCCCTGCCTCACGAAGACGATCAAGAACAATCTCTGGATTAATCAAGAACGGGCCTGCCATTGTATGCGATTTAACATTTGCCGGAATGTAATATGGATCAAGCCCTATTACCTTATCAAGAGCTTCGAGTGTGTTGTAGGTAGATTTTTGACTAGGCTCACGCTCTATGTAGAACACCTTTGTCCCAGGCCGAGAAAAAATAAGATTGTGCATAGCGCTTCCGATGACGCCACAATAGACTTTCGACTTTCTCGAAATCTTTATCTGATCCTCTATGCTCATAGACTCTGGATACACAATCTCCCATCCATTCTCTCGAAGCTGAGCCTCTAATTCATCCTCGCCAAAAACAGGCCTTACCCTAAACTTTGTCCTTGAGAAATAAATTGGCCTGGCATTTTCTTCGGGCTTATCAAAGTAGTTGCCAGAAACATTTTCAGCTATCGTGGCGCAGACGTTGCGGTGAGCGAGGAAAGCTTCTTCTCCCCCAAGCCTAAGAGATGGGTTAGGGATGGTTATCCTAGAAAACCTCAAAGGCCTAGTGATAATTGTGATCTTGTCTAAAGGAATACCCATTTTTTTAAATAGATACTCACCAATTTTACATGGAGCAGAATGACCTGGATGCGCATGAAAGAATATTCTGTCAAATTCGAGGTGATTTAGCATGCGCCAAATTCTCGTCATTGATTCAATCAGGAAGTGGCCGTAGTGCCCTCGATAGAGAAATCCTCCATACACAGCATTTCCATCAAAGTCCTCTGCTGATTCAGGTTCGCATCTGCCGTAAGCCATAATCGGGGACTTTACGCCACGAAAGAGCCCAGAGCTCGCAATAAATTCCCCATCGCTGGTGAAAATTCCGCCCTGCATCTCCTGCGGCCCAGTCCTTGGAATCGCCTTGCTAGGCATGGCAACGGCGCCTTCATAGACCTCGCAACCTGGCAGGTCGAACCTGATTTTGACAGCCATCATTCTTCCCTTTCGACACATCAAAGGGCTGTACGATAGGTCGGACCCATCCTTGGGTCAACAGCGATCGCTCCTTAGGTTCGCAGCGTGGCATCCAGATCGAGTATCAGGTAGTTGCACGCCCAGTTGGTCCCGTTGAATTCGTACTCTCCGTAGTAGCGATTGGTATTACCGGATCGGATGATGTTCAAAACCGTTCCGGCGGAACCACTCAGGATACTGACCGTATGCCCAGTGGCCGAGGCATTCACATATTTTATGCGCACCTTGTCGCCGGCAGTTGCCCCAACTTTAGAAAGAACCAGGTTGGCTGTCAGAGCCGTTCCATTGAGCGAAACGGTAGTCAGGCCGGCCTTTGGCTGAATTGTAAAGTCCGAGTTAGAGTTGATGGTCAGCGAAGCTGGCGAGTTTAGTGCGCCGCGCGGAGCGCGCTCAACGTAAATTCCAGTCGGGCTGAACCCGGCGGGAACAACCAAAAGCGTAGCATCCGTGTTCGAGGCGTCGATTCCGACCATCTTGACATCAGTCGTGTTGAAGAAGGTGTTCTGCACGCGACAGAACTCATTCATTCCTCTGGCCGAACCGCCTTGCACCCTGAGACCAGAAACGCTATCCAACAGGATTGCTCCCGTCATCTGCAGGGACAGGTCAAAGTCCTGAATGCGCAAGAATGTTGCCGCACAATTCGTTAGACGAATGGCGTATGAGTTCGGAAGCGCTACTGCACTTCCTGGTACGGCATGGATGGCACCAATAGTGACCTTGTAGTTGCATTGACTAAGATCTACAGCACTCCATCCTTCAGAGTGCACAGCCATTGCAGAAGATCGATAATAGCTGTTTGGTCCGATATTAAGCTCTACGCGCTTAGATCCGCCAATGCATGTTTTTGAGCAGTTGAAATGGTTTCCATAGACAAAACCGCCAGGTTCCTCATTGGCATTTGAATAAATTAGGCCCTCCCAGCAGCTTACCGCTTCATTTCCATGGACCTCATGACCTTCAACGCCATCGCTCAATTCATAAGCACGAGACATGCTTGTGCATGACCCATCGTAGATTGATATACCAATTGCTCCAGTCTCTGAAGAAATTACTACTCCCTTGCATGCATGAGTTACACCATCTGTATCAGAAGGATTCCACCCACCAAAAAATGAGTATCTATTCAGTCGGAACTGACGACAATCGCCGATCCTCAAAACCTCTGCCCAATAGTTACTGGCGATAGTCAACGATATATTGTCATCGCTAGATTGCAGGCCGGAGAAGTCGAAACGATATTGCCGATTCCAAGCATTTGCGCTTTTTGGCGTAACAACAGCTCTTCCGCCTGCGACTGTCGTAGTGATTCGAGTATTCCGGATTCCACTCAACTGCTTGAATCCAGAGTTCGCATCAATGTAGGTGAAGAAGTCACCGCCAGCAGGTCCGATATACCTAAGTCTGAGCTGATCGTTCCCGTCGATAATCACGCCGATAGGCAAGGTCACTGGGCCAGAGGAAATTACGCCTTTACCAGTGAACCTGGTGACCCCACTATTCAGCGCAGCCTGAAGCGCAGCCGTACTATCGGTGGCGCCCGTGAGGTCAATTCCGGAATACGAGCTGAAGTCAACAGAAATCAGGCCTAAAAGGTTGTAAACCTTGGATTTTATGTAGTTCCAGACGTTCAAGGCGCTGAACTTCCGCACGCCCTCCGGCCTGGAAGCCGCAAAAAAATCACCGTCATTTACCGAGATCAGCTCATCAGCTGTCACGACGACGTTTTCAGTGAATAGCTCAAGCTCGCCTGGGTCTAGCCAGTCTACCCCTATTCTGCCATCGCTAGAGGCACGCGGAGTATTTCCAGGGGCAGGATCTTCTGTAATTGTCGCCTCCAAAGAGGCGATTGCAGCAAGACTGTCATTTGCAATCCAGCCTTCCGACTTGTAAATGTACTCAGCCTGTTCGGTGGTGTTGAAATAACGGTCGCCCGGCTGAAGCGGAAGCCCATTGTCGCGTAGATCTGGAGCAGTGGCAGCTGGAGCCAAGAAGCCCGCAGTCCGAGCTGTCGCAACGTCCGCGGCATCTTCTGCGGCCTGCGCAGCTTCGTTGGAGGCGTCCAGCGCTGCTTGAATGGCGGTAGCTGACAGAGCTGTCTTGCCGGTGTTGACCGCAGTACCGCCCTGGTTCTGCCATACGGCATAGATCTCATCCGCGTCGTTCGACTGCACCAAGAAGATGCCTTGATCGGCAGTTTCTGCTAGGCCGGCCGACACATTCGGATAGATGGTAGTGGAGATACTGATCTTCTCGGCAGCATCCTGCTGTATTTCCAGAACCACCTGCTTCAGGTTTTGAATGTCGCCCGATTGGGTAGGGATGCTGTCGGCATTCGCAGCATCGTTGGCAAAGCGGAAAACGATGTTGCTGCCGACTTCCGCGCGCACAGTCGCGATCTCAAGGCGCTGAGTTTGATCAGCCATGTCATTTCCTTTGGGCGAGTTTGTAGAGCGCGCCTGGGCGCGGTCAGCGAAACGAGGTGTTAGGAGATCCAGCCGCCGGAGAAGAAGCTGCTGGTATCGTTGATGAGCATGTCGGCCACGGCATCGAAGATGGTGTCGACCTGGTCGTCGTGGTCGTGGCTGTCGTCGGCCGTGAAAGCTGCGGCCTCGGTGAGGAAGGTGGTGACCCACTCAGTGGTGCACAGGTCCTGCCGCCGGTGGTCTTTGACGTGTGTGATGGACTTGCCCTGCTCGTCGTATATCGCAGGCACGAACACACGGCCGGACTTGAACCAGGGCACGGCGTCCATGCAGCGTGTGACCTTGTTGGCGGCAGGCCCGCGCGGCTGGGGCTCGATCTGAATAGAACCCTTCTTGCTGATGGTCTGGATCAGGCCGGTGCCACTGGACTTGTCCTCGACGCGCATGTAGCGCAGAGCCGCGGGTCGGAATTGGTCCCACGGCTTCCAGCGTTCCCAAACGCGCAGCGCCTCGGCCTCCAGATCGCCTGCGTCCCACTTACCCCGCACGATCTCGATGATGTAGAGGTTCCCGTCCACGCCCAGGCCGCAGTGGGCGAATACCGAGAAGTCGTGCTGCTCACCGGTCTTCTGGGCGGTATCCACGTAGACGCCACGCCAGACCAGGAATGGCAGCTGCTCGTAGGTCTTGAACCAGTCCGGGTCGATCATGCCGCCCGTGAGCGCCACGGGCTCCTGCTGGTACTGGCTGACCATGGTGTAGGCATCTTTGTCCCACAGGGCCATCAGGTCGTAGACCGACTCTTTGGCCGGCCAGTAGGACCAGTATTCGACGCCGCCTCGCACCACTGAAGGACCGCTGAACACGTCGCGCTCCGCGTGCTCGCGGATGCCATCGGGCAAAGATGCGATGTACTCGCGGGTGACCAGGGCCGGCACCTTGATGTGCGCGAAGTCCAGGCCCATGCCACCCTTGAGCAGAAAGCCGGACACGTCGTCCGTGTGCAGGCGCTGCTGGGTGCAGATGACGGGGGTATCAGGCGATGCGCGCCGGCTGCGCAGCGTGTTTGTCACGATCCGCTGGGCCTTGGCCCGCATGGTCGCTGAAAACGCGCTGTCGGCCTTCTCCGGGTCATCCAGGTTGATGAAGCCAGTGAAGTCCTTGGAGATGTAGCCGCCCCGGCAGCCGGTGATCTGGCCGCCGGTGGAGCGGCTGAACAGCTGGTGCCGAGTACGGCCCTTGCCGTCGATCAGCGACCAGTTCTCGACATCGGCCTTTCCCATCGAAACAGGCCAAAGCTCCTGGTACTCAGGGCTGGATACGATCGACCGGATGCGGCCGGAGTTCTCCACCACCAGAGAATTGGAGTAGGAGACGTTCAGCGTGCGCGTTCTGTCGCGCACTGTCATGGCATAGGCTGGAAGGTGGATAGACCAGTACTCGGTCTTTGTGCCACCTGGTGGCATGTTGAACACGACGTTCTTCAGTTCGCCACTGAGCACGCGCAGCGCTGTGTGATCCATATAGCGGTGGTGCCAGTTGCAGAGCATCTTCATGCCCTGGTTCAGCTGGAACCACACCCTCATGAACGAAAGCGGCGAGTGTTCACTTATGCTTTTGGCGGCCTGCTTCTCCTCGATGCTCATGGTTTCCCAATCGAGGAGCGCTGTCATAGGCGGGCCAGTACCGACTCAAGGGCTTCCTGGTCAACCTTGACCGTGGATTTCGTCTCGATTGGCGCACCATCCTTGCCGGTCAACTCAACAATCTGCTTGTCGAGGCCCAGGAGCTTTGCCTTGCCCATAGAGGCCGTGACCATTGCAGAGGCCTTGCCTGTCTCCTTGCCGAGCAGGCGAGCCTCTTCCAGCTCAGCCAGGAGCGTGTCCACGGTGATTTCGTGACGTTCCATGACCTTGATCCTTAATTCTTCGATGCGTGCCTGAACGAGAGGGTTTTGTAGAAGGTTGTAACCCTCCCGCTGGGCTGTTTTGTCGGCCATGTTGGAGGTGTTGTAGGACCGCCGGTAGGCCTCGGAGGCGTTCCCGGTCTCGACATAGGCGAGGCAGAAAAGCTCCATCTTGTCGGTGAAGCGTCTCTTCGCCTTGCGTTCCATATCTCACCTATGGGCTGATCAGTTTCCACTTGTAGCCGACCCACTTCGGCAGCTTGCCGGCAGTGAAGATCGGAGGCTTCGTTTCGGTGCACCTAGCTGGCAGCAGCCAGTTGCCAGGCACTTGCGGGTCGCGCTCTGCTAGGGCCTCGCCCAGGTAGAACCCGTTAGGGTCGTACTGGTAAACGATTTTCTGGTTCATAGGTATCGAATCCATCTCACCTGGGTAAGGTTTACCGATCTCGCCTCAGTGCCCCCATTAGAGCCGATGCTGACAGTGTGGGTATGGGACCCGGCATCGCTGGTGTTGAGCGTCTGAGTTCCTTGCTCGATCTGGTCGCCAAGAACTGCATCGTCTTGAGGAACACCAGATACCAGGTCACGAGGAAACGTCATTGTGTGCCGATGAAGACCGGCCGATCCGGTTGAGGCGCTATGCGAGTGACCGAGGTTTTGGCTGGGCTGAGGAACGCCATCCATGACCCTCCCGGTATCAACGCCCCTTCCGTCATCAAGGCAGCGAGGAAACATCCCGCGCCAGTCAGGAAGCCGGAACTCAAGGCTTGACTCGCCACCAGTGTTGAACCTGGTCCCAATTACCGCGAACAACTTGGCGTAAGCTGACCGGAGCAACGTTGAACCGGTGCATTTCAGCCACCCAGGGTCAGGCGAACCGTTATGGGCCACATCCTTGTATTCACCAACGCTGAATGACGAATAGAGGCTTGCTCCTATCAACCTCCAGAACGTCGGGCTGCTGGCCGGCGGGTTGCCAGCGTTGTTGTTGGCGATCGACTCATAGAACAGGCCATCTTCTGGTGTGTAGCAAGGGGCGCCCACGGAATAGATTGCTTGGGCGTGATACTGCATAACCCCTTTTCGTTCGAGGTCCTGCAGTGCCGAGTCAACCCGGTTGTGCCACCAGTTCTCCTGGCCCGCCGGCGGCGCGTCCTTGTCCTGACCGCCTTCCCAGCCCGTCAAAATCCTGATTTCGGCCGGCTCTTGAAAAACAGTGGAGGAACTCTGGCCCTCGACATTCTCTGCCCAGCGGCGGTTGAAAGGCTGTCGTGCCATCAGGAAACGTCTCCGGGCAAGGTGAAGTTGGCGTAGTTAAAGATCAAGCTTGAGGTGCGCTCGATCTCATCAATGTTGGTCGGGAGCACGTAGATTTGCCCTATGCGGGTACCCTGCGGCCTGGGGATGAGGTCGAAGTTCTCGAGCAAGAACTGCGTGGTGTTGTCCAGCTCTGAAGCGATGCCGATGTCGAATGACTTATCGCCATTGCTATTCAGGGCTGTGACCTTCACCCCTATAACGACCTCGAGCAGCTTGATGATGCTGTCGCTGGTGCCGTCGCTGACGTTTCTGGCGATCTTTGCCTTGATCAGCTTGCGGTACAGATCGTTGTTTAGGGGCGCATCGATCGACGCGCCGTCGCCGATGTAGGGCGCGACGTTGTAGTTGGTGTAGTTGTCGTTCCCGGCATAGCCAAAGACGTCATAGGCCGCGCCGCGCAGTATTGGCCGGGGCACGCCGACGATGCGGCCGATGACGTCCAAGTCCTCACCGGTTACCGTGTCGACGTCGTAGGCCGAGTAAATCTGGCTGATCGTCTGTTCAAGCTTCTCGTTGGCGATGGTCGGTGTCAGCGTGAGCCACCGCGTCATCCGCTGTTTGCCGCGGTACTGGTTGATGATCCGCTTCTTCGCGCGCGCTACGTGGTCCATTTTCATAGCGGCACCGATACCGTGATGTTGTCAGGGTCGAAGGTGGCCAACTCTGCGATACCCGGCTGGATCGGCGTTACACCCTGGCTTCCGGGGCTCAGGCCAATTGTCAGGCTGGTGATGTAGCTGTCGCCGTACTGGCCAAGCACCTTGTTGACCGGGGTATAAAGGCGCCCGACGGGCACTACCTCGCCAATGTCGTACCCACCCTGATTGAAGCCCTTCACCTGGTCGCCGGAGAACAGTTTTTTGGTCGAATCCTCGACGATGGCGTCCTTGATCCGCTGCTCTATGTCGATTGGCAGGTTTCCCTTGCGCTGAACGGTGACCGAAACGTAGATCGGCAGAGCCACAGCGCGCTGGAAAGTCATGGTCTCGATGTTGCCCGTCGATGGCGAGGTGATTTGAACCTTGACGCCTGTCGCCCCCGGCGGATCAACCCAGGTATCGGTCTTGGTGCTGTAGCGGGGATACATCGGGGTGCCTGGGTTGTACTTCGAGTACATGGCCTGGCCAATGCCCTGGTCAGTGCCGCCGTTCACGATGACCGCGATGGCAGTGTATGGAATGCCGTCAGGGTCTGCCGGGGCGTCGCTGTTGTTTTCCAGGATCTTCACGTCGGTCACGCCGGCGACGTTTGCAACGGCTGCT